ATATGATATAATACAAATCAAGAAATAAAAAATGACAGTTTATATACCACAAGTAATGGACTATAATGTTCGATCTGCTGATAAATTCGGTGAATTAAAAGTAATGTTGCCGGATAGAAAACAGATGATTTTTGCGTCAAGTCCTTTAATTTTTGAGTTAAGAAGAGAATTAAAGGATTTTAGTGATAAAGACTATTTGCTTTTAATTGGAGATCCTGCTATAATAGGGGTCTGTTGCGCAATTGCTGCAGAAGTTAATAATGGAAAGTTTAAAGTTCTTAAATGGGACAAAAGAGAATACCGTTATTATGATATAGAGATAGATTTGAATCCTAGGATTGAAGTCAGAAGTTCTGATCGTGTGGATGAAAAAGGACGTAAAGTTCTTCACATTGAGGAAATAAATTTTTTAAAGGAGAAATAGAATGAGTAATTTAATAAATGAAATGGCAAAGGACGCCGAAGCTATACCTGTTAACAATTTGGAAAAGATTGGTGCAGTGGCAACTGATATTGCCGATACACAAGAAGAAATATCAAAAATAAAAGAAGAATTAAAAAAGAAAGAAGATTACGAAAAAAAATTATCGAGGGAAGTTTTACCCAATCTTTTTTCAGAAGTAGGCCTATCGGAACTTAAGTTGTCTGATGGCCGTAAAATTAAAGTTTCCGAATACTACACGGCTACTCCTTTGGTGGAGAACAGGCCTAAAGTATTTGAATGGTTAAGAGACAACGGATTTGGGGATTTAGTAAAGAACCAAGTCACTTGTAGCTTTGGAAGGAATGAAGATGAGAAAGCTAGTGGATTATTATCCCATCTCAATGATAGTGGATATGAATCAACGCAACGTGAATGGGTCGAACCTTCCACCCTTCGCGCTTTCGTCCGTGAACAATATGAAGCAGGTAGAGAACTTCCTATGGATTTACTTGGTGCTTTTATTGGTTACAAAACAACAATTAAATCTGAATAGAGGTAATTAATAATGTCTAAAATTGAAAAAACTAAAAATAACGGCTTAGACCTTGCGGTTCTCGCAGAGGACTCTAAGTCAATGAGCGGCTTTGGTTCGTTAAATCTATCTAGGGATACAGCTATCCCTTACATTAGTATTTTGCAAACTTCTAGCCCACAAGTAAACCCATCCAAGGCAGAATATATAGAAACTGCTAAAGCTGGGCAACTGTACAACACAGTTACACACGAATCCTTTGATGGACTAACCGTAGTTCCTGTTTTCTATCATCTTAAATATGTTGAGTGGAAACCTAGAGAGCAAGGTGGTGGGTTCATTAATTCACATGACGCCGACAGCGGCATCATTGGGCAAACTAAACGTGATCCCATGACAAACAAAATGGTCTTACCTAATGGTAACCATATTGTTCAAACAGCTTATCATTATGTTTTAATGTTAACTAATGGTGGATACCAAAATGCTGTGATTAGCATGTCTTCAAGTCAGCTTAAGAAAAGCAGACGTTGGAACAGCTTAATGCTTTCACAAAAAATTAAAGGTCCATCTGGGATGTTTACTCCTCCTACATATGCGTTTACTTACAAATTAACATCTGTGAGTGAATCTAATGACAGAGGAAGTTGGTTTGGATTTGCTATTGAAAAAGGTGACCAGGTAACTGATGCTTCTCTTTACGGGGAAGGCAAGACGTTTGCGCAGTCTGCTTCCAGTGGAGCTATTTCTGCTAAACCAGAAACACCTAAATTAATACCAACCGAAAAAAAAGACGAAACCGATAACGTAGACGTGCCGTTTTAGGCATCTCTCTAGAAATTGGAGGTTTCGTGGAAGTTGAAAAATTTAAATCTATATTTGAGGGTTTAGATATAGCTTATGGTCAGCACCAGCCCAATGGGTCACGTGCTGACGGTAAGCAGCAAGGTAAATCATATATTGTTAGACAGGAGGTAACACATGAGCTCTGGCAAAAACATTTGGAGGGGGAGGGTCCGTCTCTTGGCATTATTCCTATTAGGGCTGATAATACTACTAAGTGGGGATGCATTGATATTGATAGCTATCCTCTGGATCATCGTGCTTTATTCACGCGGATCAGAAAATTAAAAATACCACTAGTATATTGTAAATCAAAAAGTGGCGGTGCACATTTATTCTTATTTCTTAAGAAAACAATAGCATCAAAATTAGTAAGAAATAAATTAACAGAAATTAAATCTCTTATTGGTCATTCGACAGCAGAGGTATTTCCCAAACAGTCAAGCATATCACTAGAAAAAGGTGATCTTGGTAATTTTTTAAATCTACCATATTATAACGGAAATAAATCAGTCCGTTATGCATTAAAAGAAAATGCAACATCCGCAACATTAGAAGAGTTTTTTGAGGTCTATGATAAAAACGTAGTTGAAGATTTAGATTCTATTGCTTCCCCGGAATCTGAAGCTATAAAGGATGGACCTCCATGCCTACAAGCTTTATGCAGTCAAGGATTTTCTTCGGGAACACGTAACAATGGATTATTTAACATTGGAGTTTATTTAAAGAAGTTTGATCCTGATAATTGGGGAAAATTATTAGAAAAATATAATAGAAAGTACATGAACCCTCCCCTTGATTCCAAGGAAGTGGTGGTGGTAGCTAAAAGCTTGGAAAAAGGGTATCAGTACCTGTGCAAAGAGCAGCCTATTGTTTCTTTCTGTAATGTTAATGTTTGCAAGACAAGGAAACATGGTGTTGGTGCAGAAAACGTATCACAGCAATTAGGTGCATTATCGAAGCTGGAAACAGAACCACCAATATGGTTTCTGGAAATACCAACAGACGATGATGAAGAAGATCTTAAAATACAATTATCAACAGAAGAATTACAAATACAAACAAAGTTTCAGAAGAGGGTTATGGAAGTACTAACCATGATGCCTCCTTTGATGAAGGCGTCTGATTGGCAGAAACTGGTTAATTCAAAGATGGGAACAGCTTTGAAAATACCTGTGTCAAGTGACGGGTCTGTGTCCGGACAGTTTTTAGCTCACCTCCAGGAGTTCTGTACTGGAAGGGCACAGGCACATACAAGGGATGAAATGCTGCGAAGAATGCCTTGGACTGAAGCGTTACCGGAAAAGAATGAAAAAACACAGAAGGAAGAAGTTGTCACAAGAACCTATTTTAGGCTTGTTGATCTTCTTGCCTATTTAATAAGAAACAGGTTTACACACTATAGCAACACCGGCCAGATTGTGGCGGAACTTCGTAGCATAGGTGGAATACATAAATTTTGGAAACTGAAGAACAAAGGGGTGAATACATGGGGTGTTCCCGTCTTTGATGACCAGGATTCAGCGCAGGAAGTGAGGAAACAAGATGCCACACCGTTCTAAATCAAAAAGAAATGTAACTGACTTAAGATATGTGGAATCAGAAAAAGGATATTTTAATAATATATGGCAATCCATTAGATTTAGGGGTGTCGAGTATAGTATTAAAAACAGGGATCATCTTTTAGAACTGTGGAATAAACATAAAAAAGAGTATGGTCCTTGTTGTAGATATACTGGAGTTGAACTTACTACTAAACGCTCCACTGGTGAAGGTTGGAAAAGGAGCAGACCTACTAATATATCCGTTGACCGTGTAGACCCTAGACTTCCTTATGAAGAAGGAAATATTGTCTTTTGCGCATGGGAATTTAATAACAGAAAAAGTGGTGTCACACCTGATGATTGTAAACGAATACTGGAAGTATATGAGGAACTGCATGCCAGAAGTTAACATCATACTAGGTCCTCCTGGCACTGGTAAAACGGAGAATTTACTTCGGATCGTGGACCGGGAACTAAAGGACGGAACTGCTCCTGATAGAATTGCTTTCGTTAGCTTTACAAATAAAGCAACTGATGAGGCACGTGATAGGGCAAAGACTAAATTTAATTTAACTGATAATGATTTTCCTTTTTTCAGTACGCTGCATGCTTTTGGTAAAAGACAACTTGGTCTTACTAAAACAGAGATAATGGACAAAAACGACTTTAGAGAATTTGCTGATAGTTATGGCATAAAATTGAAAACAATTACCCTTGATTGGGACGGAAATGGAATTATCACAACAGATAACCAATATTTAAAGGATATAAATAAATCTAGAATGCAAGGATTAGAGTTAGATTATTATTATAATAAAGCTAATTTAGACTATCCATGGCATGATCTTTTGTGGGCGCAACAATCCTTGGAGGAGTATAAACATCAAACTGGAAAGTGTGATTTCACTGACATGATATCACAGTATGTAGAATTTGGTCCTGTTCCTCCTATAGATGTTGTCATTGTTGATGAAGCACAAGATCTTACTAAATTACAGTGGGACATGTGCAGGAAAATGTGGAAAAATTCCAAGAGAGTTTACATAAGTGGAGATGATGATCAAGCTATATTTAGATGGACAGGGGCAGATATAGAACATCTTATAAAAATGGAAGGAAATCCAAGTGTTTTGAAAAAATCCTACAGATGTCCTAAAAAAATTCATTCAATAGCACAAGAAATTGTCAATCGTATTGAGAATCGTCGTGAAAAAATGTGGGAACCACGTGATGAAGAAGGAGAAGTTAAATTCCACAGCTACCCTGGAACTGTCGATGTTAGTGAAGGAAATTGGATGATACTAGCAACTTGTAAATATATGCTAAAAGATTTTGAAGAAGAGTTGCGATACCAAGGATTACTTTATACCAAATTTGGAGAACACCCAGTTAGTAAAAGTTTGCTCAGGGGCGTAGACGCATGGAAAAGATTAAATGATTTTGAAGAGGACATATCCTATAACGATGTGAAGGCAATATATTCAAATTTAAAAAGTGAAGTGGGAGTGGCGAGAGGTTACAAAAATCTTCAGACAATAGAGGAAGGAAAATCCTACAATATGGAAAATCTAGTAATGAATCACGGCTTGCTTAACACGGGTGTTCCTTGGGATGCAGCATTCACTGCAATAGGGGATCAGGATAAATCCTACATAATGTCAATGGAAAAGCAAGGTGGCTTGATGGCTGACGCAAGAATAAATTTGAGTACCATTCATATGTCAAAGGGTGGTGAATGTGACAACGTTGCAATTATGACAGATCTATCGCGAGCTAATAGGGATGAAATGGAAATTAATCCTGATGATACAAACAGAGTCTTTTATGTAGGTGTTACACGCGCAAAAAAATCACTGCATATAATTCAACCACAATCATATGGAGGATTTACAATATGAAAAAAGAAGAAATATTAATGAAAGCCGCTGAATTAGTCAGTGAAAAAAGAGAGTCTACACATGGGGATGCTTACAAAAATCATTGCCAGATAGCTGATTTATGGAGTGTGTTCCTTGATGAAAAACTTAAACCTATGAAAGAAATAACACCTGGTGACGTGGCAGTCATGATGTGTTTATTAAAGATTTCGCGCTCCACCATGGGCGATTTTAACATAGATGATTTTGTTGATGGTGCAGCGTACATGGCAATAGCAGGAGAGATGAACGATGGATCTATTTAACCAGAACGAAATAAAGTCAGAGTGGGTTC